TTAACTAACAGGTTCTTCTGGCCATTCAACGTCGGGCGCTTTTGATGTATCAAGACGCATAATCAGCACCCGATATTTTTTCCATGCATTTAATGTGTTTTTTTCTTCTTCACTTACAATTCCTAAATCCACGGCATCTTGCAGGGGGGCAATCACTGTACCTGCGTTCCTTAGTAAACTTTCCTTTTTAATTTCAGCATTAACAACCTCATCATTTCGTGTTGTTTTTATTTTCTTCACAACATCATCTATAAATATAAAATTATTATTAATAGAAAAATCCCTAGGTAATTCATTGATTTCGACCACTGTAAAACCAGCTGGATATAATTGTGAAACATCTTCAGATATGGAATGGATAACACCATTATCTGAATCAATACACAGCTTGTATTTTTTCTTAAAAAAATTTAGTGATTCATAGAAATCATTCCCGCCTTCATCAATAAAATACTGTACAGACTCACCGTATGGCATTTCATTAGGGAAATATCTTTTGACTCTTTTTAATTCCATATTTCTATCCTCAGCCTGTAATCGTGCGCCATGCGCCATTGATATAAACTTGTAAAGGTCGATAGGTAAATTCAAGACCATAAGCCGTTCCTGGATGATGTAGAACACGTGTTACAACGCATCCTGTAGGAGCCTCATCCGGCCCATATTCACTAGTCCTCGGTGGGTTTACCGCTGCACCGCGCTGTACACTTTGCACATATCGGGAATCAGCTTCTATTTTTGTATAAGAACCTAAAATATTAGCAGTCAACGTAATATCTTTTGACCCATCAAACTCAACACCGTTAATCTTTCGCGGTGTCGCCAACTTGGTAGCCGCCACCGCAGTTCCTGCGGCGGGTAATGCCCCAATATCAGCAGCAGTCGGTTTATCTTGATCGCTATAAATACGCGCCCACGGCTTTTCAAAACCGAGGCTATCACGGGAACTCCGGTATTTCAGTCCACCATTCGCATAGTTGAAGTGAAACTGGGCGGCTGATGTTGAACCGGTATTTAACCCTATATGCCAAATAAGAGAGGCATCCCCTCCATTATCTTTTAAATAAGCACCAGTGGGGCTATTCCATGCAAGATCATCATTTTTATAAACGACACCTGATGAGCCCTGTCGAACATAATTATTATCGGCATCTGTTTTTGCTATAGCACCAATATCTGCTGCGGTAGGCTTATTTGCCGTATCGTAATCCAACACCCAGGCAGACCATGCTCCTGAATATTGGGTTCGTTTGTAACAGCGGGAGTTGTTGTAAATACGGTAAACCTGAGTAATGCCAGCATGTTTCAGCACTTCCAGCGAACCGGCCTGCGCTTCTGGATAATTTTTGCCCGATGCTGCCTGCGCATTTACCGCCTGATGGTATAGCCCCGGTGTGGTATAGGTATTCAAATCAACAGCATTGCCGATAGATAACGATGCCGAGAAAATACCCTGAGAATTCACATCGATATCTGCCGTGCCGTCAAATGCCACACCAGCAATCTTTCTCGCGACGGCCAATTTTGTCGCGGCTGCCGCCGTTCCCGCCACTGGCAACGCACCAATATTTGCTGGCGTCAGGGCAATATTCGCCGTGCCATCAAACGGTACGCCGTTGATGGTGCGAGGCGTAGCCAGTTTTGCGGCAGCCTGAGCAACTGCCTTCTCTGGTAACGCACCAATATCGGCCGCAGTAGGTTTATTCTTTGTATTGTAATCGCGTCGCCAACCAGGAGAATAATCAACACCGTTATAGACATAAGTAAATTGTGCATTCGCTGAATCACTAAGCCCAGTTGGCGTTGTTGAAGGTGTAGTTATCCTGATTGTCGTGGCATCGTGTTGTCCCATGACCTCAACCACGGAGCCAGCCAGTGGTATCTGACCACACTCTGTATCAGAGATAATTTTATTGTGGGCATATGACCACGAACCACGGCAAACCCAATAGGCATGAACAAAAGCGCCCTGGCTTTCTAACCAGCCAATAAACTCAGCGGTTGACCATAAACCAGCACTGCCTCCGATGGGGATCGATGAGCTGTATGCACGCGATGAACCAAGGTTGCGGTTAAACAACTCTCTATCCAGAATATCCGCTCCGTTTTGGTCCTTCGCCAGTTTCGTCGCACCAACAGATTTCACAAACGCCGTAGTAGCAACCTGCTGACTATTGTTGTCGGTTGCAGGCGTTGGCGCTTTCGGCGTGCCAGTGAAAGTGGGATTCGCCTTCGGCGCATATTGCGTATGCGGATCGGCGGCGGCAGCGTGTGTCGCCAGATCGCTGCCTGTTTTTTCCTGCTCTTTTTTCAAATAGCGGGTACGATTAGCCAATTCTTTAGCCTGTCGGTTTGAAACACCGTCCGGTCCACCCACGACCGGATCTGACGTTTCGATTTGGTAAATGCCGTCAACCCATTGTGGATTCTCTGACAAATTCGCCATGTTCAAGCGCTCCCATGATTGTAGTTACTATCGTATATTGCCGTCCGGTTGTAGCGGATAGGCACTTCCCAATATTCGATACTGGCCAGATGACACCGTGCCGGGGCAAACATCCCAATGGCATTGCGCAGCATTCTGGCCTGATCGTTGGTAATCGGTTGTTTTAGCAGCACGCGATAAACCGCCCACGCCGCTTTGTCGCCGTGCACATAAAGGTTGTTGTAGGTGGCTTCACCGTCGTAGCTCAGGCGGCCAATATTCTCGATCAGCGTGCTCTCGCCGAATCCAAAACGACGGATGATCTCTTTAATGCTCCAGGGCGTACCTTTGCTGCGATGCAGATCGATAGCGGCCTTGATCAGCGCACGTTTGGAGTCATCCGATTCTGCCAGTTCCCAGCCGTCGCCAAACAGCGAGAACTGTTCTGCCAGCCAGGGCAACGCGCTGCTATCGGCAATGTCGATCAGATAAACCAGCAAGGCATTCAGATCGATGTCATCAACGCGGTCGGCCAATTCCGCCAGCGAACGAAAGCGGGTGTCAGCCGCCAGCGGCGGTGGCAACAGTCGTAGTGAATCAGCCATTCGACACCCCGACGACGCTGACATTGATGCCCGTACAGTTCGCCCATTCGCTGTCATCCAACACCATCAATGACGGTGAAACGAGCTCCACCTGATACACGCCGGGGATGGATAACGTGGCGATAATTTGGCTTGGGACAATGTCACGCCCCAGCGTAGCGGTACGGGTTTCAACCCAGGCCTGCACCGCTTTCTCCGCAGCGGCCTGAACGACGCCAGCCTGTTCGCCGTTAAACAGCGTCAATTTAGCGCTGATGGCGTAATCCACCTGCGTGGGGGATTTGGCGGAGACAAAATCCGTCAGTGGACGCACCTGTTCGTCGGAGCAAAAACTTTCCACCAGCGAGAGCATGCTGCTGTCCGGCAGGCCAGTGCTGAGCAACGGATAAAGCACCACTTCACCCGGTTCAGGCGACATCACCGCAACATCAACAATGTTTTGGTGTGCTCGCAGCGCATGGAAGCGATACGCCAGTTTCGATCCCGCCGTACTGAACGATTCCGGTGCCAGTTGAACCCGTTCACGCAGGCGATCGTCATCTTCTTCTGCGGAACCGCCGCTACTTTTGGTGATGTTGACGACGCTTAAATCGCTGTCGCCAATCTCATCCAGCAGCGTACTGATCTGAGCAGGCAGCCAGTCATTGCCCACATCGCCACTTTCGGTACAGGTCGCCAGTACGGTGACGCCGCTGCCGTTCGCTCTCAGCAGCGCATCGCTGTCGGTGGTGAAAATCACGCTGTCTGATGCGCTAACGCGAGTACCCGTAGGAATCAGCAGATCGCTGACTAACGGCGTTTCAGGGGTAAAGCGAAGTTCTGCACGCGCTGGCTGCGCCGCCAAACGGTAGACGCCGACCAGTTCTGCCAGATAATCCAGCATTGGTGCACGAGCAAACGCGACCAGGTTCTGCTTGGCGGCTTCCTGGACCGCGCTACGCAATAAAGTTTCCCGGTAAGCAAAGAGGTTGATCAGCAGGCGTTCGGCCTGCGCTGGATAGAGTGTTTTTCCTGAGTCAGCTTCATATTTCGCGATCATTTCGGCGGTAATCTTCGCCGCATCGCGTTCAATAAAATTGGGTTCTGTCAGCGCCATAACAACTCCGTGGTCTGTGTCGCGCCGTTAGCGGTTTTCCAGCTAACGTGCAGCGTCAGGTGAGCCCCATTCACAGAAGGTTTAACCGCCAGTAGCTGGCAGCGAGGTTCCCATCGTTTGATCGCTTCTACCGATTCCCTGACGACATGCGGGATCGCACGATCGATCGGATAATCGAGATACAGATGTAGATTGCTACCAAAGTCAGGCCGATGTGGGTCGCTGCCGCAGGGTGTCCGCAGGATGATGTGAATCGCCTGCATGATATCTGCCGTTCCTTCGACGATGTCGCCGGGACGTTGCAGCGCCGGTTGCCAAAAAACAGATTGAGTTTTCATAGGGGGCTATTGTCGCCCCCTATGAGAGGAAGGAATATTAAAGCGGTTTAGGGAAACGTTAGTGCGAGTGGTGATTAGAGTTGCCGCCAGCATCCATGACGCTGCCGCTAGCGCTGACGTTACCAGAGATACTGACATTACCATTGAGGTTGGCACCGCCGGAACCGGACATCCCGCTCTCGTAGGTGAGTTGCCCTTGCACCAGTAGCTTGCCCGTCACCGTCGTTTCTGGCGCATTAATGGTGACCCGCTGGGCGTTAACCACCACGTCAACACCGCTGCTAATCGCAATATGCTGCACAGCGCCGTTGATCGTTAGCGTATGCGTCCGGCGATCGTATTCAATATGCGCACCGTCAGCGAACGTTACCGCCCTTTTGTCCTTATCCGCCAGCATTGGCACATCGGCGGCGGAATAAATCGCCCCCAGAACCAGGCCGTCTTCGCCGTTGTCATCCAGCAGAACCTCAACCTGTTCGCCAATATCCGGCAACCAATAATCCTTATTATTCTGCGTATTACGCTGTAATACTGGCAGCCAGGCCGTACGCAGATTGTCACACTCAGGCAGGCGAACACGCACCATCACGCGAGCCTCATCTACCGCGCTTATCGTGCCAATTCGACGAGATAAACTCATGGCAACACCTCCTTTTTACTCTTGACAGTCCGTGTTGTCTGGCTGCCATCTGGGTGGTAAGTCACTACCGTTTTTCCGCTATCCGACTTTCGCTTACCCGCCGTAATCGGCCCGCGAATCAGCCCAATCTCCGTGGTGTAGCCACTGCTACGCTCCAGAACATGGCGAGCCGACTCGATCAGCCAATGGCCGGAAAGTTGGCCGAACGACACCAACTCCACTTTATTCCCCGCCGCCAACTGCGGGCTGCCCATCAGCGTCATCGACCCTTTTTGTTGCTTTTCGTTGTGCGCATCCAATGCAGCATCCGTTTTCATCCTCGCTCCAGAAGCATCCGCCGCGCGCACGTTAACTTTCAACGTATCCGCACTGGTCTCAGCACCGGCAGACTTCATTTCGTTGTTCGCGCCACCGTTGGCTTCATAAACCATCAGTTTCTTTTCACTCCCTTTCTGATATTTCGTCTTGGCGTTTTTATAGACGTGGCTGATCGTGTCGCTCAGTGAAAAACGCGCGACGTCCGTTGGCTTAATTTGTCGAACAGACGCCTGATTACGCAACGTTGCCAGATGGGAAAAAATCAGCTGGTCGCTGACCACTTTCACGACATAGCCATATTCACTGGCGAGCCGCTTTAGAAAAGCGACATCGGTTTCCGCATATTGCGTAACGCGATCGATCTTGATGATCTGAATCATCCCCACGAGCATCAACTGATGCTTTTTCGCGATACGCGTCGCAATGGCGGCTAACGTCGTATCCTCAAAACCGCGGTTTGATTTGGTTCGTAACGCACGATTGACCGATGTCGCGACACCTCGAATCATGACTTCGCTGGGCGGTCCACTAACCTCAATCTCATCAATCGAGAAAGTGCCGCAGTTAAACAGCGTTTCACCGAGATAGCCTAATTTGAGCGATAACGTATCGCCCGTACCGGGATACCACTTATCCATCCAGCGGCCGTCGGTATCATCGAGCCTGACCTCAATCGAATCCGATTCGTTCTTAATGCTGTCGGTATACGTCACGCTGGTGACATATGGCGCGATATCGTTGGTGATGTCTTTTTGCTGATACCACAGGGTAAACGCCGGTTGCAGGACGTTCGACACTGCAGGAGAAAACAGTGTTGGTTCTTCCGTTAACGCAGCCATGGTGGGGTGTCCTCCGCTTTACTGGCCTCAGCCTGTGCAATAATCGGAATCAGCACCACAATACCCGATGGCAACAGCGGCACAATGGGGACATGCGGGTTAGCGGCAATAATACGTGGGTAGCCAAGCGGATCGCCGTAATACCGATAGGACAAGGTATCCCACCGTTCACCCTGTGTGGTGATATGTTCAAGGTGCATATTGTTTAACCCTCTTCACGATTTCCGCAGTCAGTTTGCTTAGCGCAGGTTCAGCGCCTTTAAATGTGTCGCTCGCGGCATCAACATGTTTGCTGATGGCCTCCAGCTTCTCGATAACATTTTTGCTGTCGACGTCCTGCAACAAGTTGGCAACTTGCTTGACCTGTTTCAGCATTTCATTCGCCGCTTTATTAACCGCTGTAATTTCAGGCATCATCTTCTCTGCCTGAACCGCCGTATCAGAAATAGCCTCCGCCGCTTTTTTAAACGCCGGTTCCACCTCACTTAACGGGGTCAATACATTCCCGACTTGCGTTAGCAGTCCAGGAATTTGCAACAACGCAGTTTCGGGATTTCTCTTCATCCGTTTCACAATCTGTACGGTGGTTTTCACCGCCTTAAAGGCAGACTGCGCCTTCTTGGCATACGTGACGGCCGTGCGTAGCGAGGTCGCAAAATCACTCACTTTCTCGACCGCCTTAGTGATTGCACTGACGTTGGGAACAGGCGTTTGTATCGCCGGTGGCTTGAGTGGATTCTTCGGATCGCCAATATATTCTCGCAGCGTAAGCTCGGCATTCATTGCCAACACGTTGCCTTTCGCGTCGGTATGCTGGCTGGTCGAGGTCAGTGCCGTAATCACAAACCAGCCGCGATAGTCCCCATTACCGAAGACCAACGCCATCGCCTGATGCGCTCGCATAGCCTCAGTCAACCGCTTCAACTCCACATCCGGCGTGCAGTACTGCTTATGAAACACCAGACTAATGCGAATCTCGTCCAGCTTCGCACCGATGAACTGCAGACCGGGTTTACCCTCAATGCGGCCATGCTCGGCATAATCTGCCCCGAATGACGTATTAAAGCCGTCCCAGTAGGCGGTCACTTTAAATTCAATATTTCCTAATACCGCAAACATCAGGCGTACCCCCTGCGCTCACGCTGAGCGAGCAGCTTGTTCAACATATTTTCCAGTTCATTCATGCTAAGCGTCAGCGTCTTCGTCATTTCAGGCGTTGGCGCAGCCTTCTGGCCGTTAAGATAAATGGTGGGTGAGAAAGCAACCTGAACACGCTCGGAAGGGGCCGCGGTGACTAACTTACCTTTCGCTCCACCGACAGTTGGTGTCAGTGCAACACGCTGTTGCGGGGTTGACGCAGTGTTCTCAGCGTTAGGTGATTCAACACGCGCTGTCGGCTGTAGCGACAATGCAGATACCGAGGTAGGTTTTAGAACTTGTGGGGCTACAGTACTAGCAGCCACAGATTGACCGCTAGCGTCGATAGACACGGTTTTCGAACCGATACCCAGAAAGTCTTTAACGCTATCGGGAACCAATTCGTCGATCGTTTTCAGGACGTTTTTTAGCTCGGGGAAAGCACTCATCAGGCCATTGACTAATGCGTCGATAATCACGCCACCGAGGGCACTTAAACTGCCGGGAAGTTGAATGCCCAACTCGCTGACGGTATCGGCAAAGATGGAATACAGCACGCCGAATGGTGACCAATCGAGCAGTAAAGCGGTAATACCGACAACGCCGCCGGATACCGCATTATTGAGCGCCTCCCAGCCCGCATTAAAGGCCTGACTGACTTGTGACCAGAGGTTTTTAAAGAATGCGCTAATCGGTTCCCAGTACTGGTAAATCAGATAAGCTGCCCCTGCGATTGCCGTTACTGCCAAGCCAATCGGATTCATCAGCAGCATACGGCCTAGAAACAATACTGCTCGACCCGCCATCATCAAGCCGCTACGTAACACGCCGCCAAGCATGCGTGCTAATGTTCCGGCTCCACCAACCAACCGGCTCAAAATCCCCCCAATACCTTGCAACACTCCGGTCGTTCTTAATCCCGCATTGAATAGCTGCCAGCCACGTTGAACCTGCAAAATACCGTCCCAAACGCTCAGTAAAGGCGATAACAGTGTGGTAATCCCCAGCTTCGCCCCGCTCAATGCCATTCTGAACGCGAAGAAACCGGCAACGGCCATCACGATCCCGCGAACCAGTTCAGGGTTCGCGGCCGTCCAGGTCACCAGTTGATCCAGAATAGGAATCAGTATGTCGCTCAAGGAAACCAATACTGGCGTTAGCGCTTCACCCACATTGAGTGCAATATTCATCACTGACGTTGTCATTCGATTCCAGCGCGCGGTTAATGTGTCATTCTGCCGGGCGAACTCGAGACCCAGCGTTTGCGTGGCTGCTGGGCTGTTCATCCGCTGTTGGTTCGCTTGATAGCTCTGCCAGTTCTGCTTCATCGACATCGCATAATTCACGGCTTCTGGCGTACGGAATACCTCCTGCAACCCGTAGCTCTGCATTAAACTTTGCTGTGCGTCTACGTTGCCCGCTTTACTGGCCTTATCCCACAGTTGCTGGAACTGACTGCCTTTGCTGTCGATGAATCGGTTACTAATCTGAACCGCAGCGTCGTACTGTGAATACCCACCTTTCATGTAGCTTTTTAGTGACGCGTTATAATCTACGCCCGCGTTGTAGTAGCTGTCGGCAATATCAGTTCGTCCCACCGAATTCATGAAACTCTCCAGTCGGGCAGCCGTGTTCGCTTCTGTATCCGCGCCTTTTGTCGCGCTCAGACTGGACACCAACTGACTCAATGCCTGATTGCCCGTCGCCCCCATCGCCGTAAACCCTGGGGCCAGCGCAGTCGCGTATTGCGTCATCGACGCCATGGAGAAACCCTGTTTAGTGCCCGCTAGCATGCGGGAGAAGGATTCCTCCAACGCCTTCGCCCCTTTCAGGTTAAACACGTCATCCAACGTGACAGAAAGTGCAGTAAGATCGGTCAACGCCGCGCCGGATGCCGTTGACGTTTTCCCCAGCACCGCCGCAACATCCGTTACCTGATCCGGTGACATGCCGTTAGCAAGCAGTTGTCCGGCACTACCGAGCAATGCATCCGGTGTTTGGTTCACTCGTTGAGAATCTTGACGCAGGCGCTGCCCCATCAATTTTTCCTGCTCACTCGATATCCCATGAGCAACGCTGATGTCGCGCAACTGCGCCTCAAATGAAGCAAAGCGTGTGACCGACGCCACAATCGGTTTCATGACAGAACCAAACTGTGCACGCTTAGTCTCAAAATCACCGGCGAGTTCAACCCGACGGCTACGTAGTGTTTCCTGACGTGACTGGCTACGCGCCAGCCGTTCCTGATTGGTTTCTAATTCACGTAGCGATTGGCTCAGTCGGGATGTCACCTGTGTGCTGCGCAAACTGACATTGCCAAAGCGTTCTAGCGACTGATTAAACAGACGCTGCCACTCCTCAGCTTGTTTGAGTTTATCGCTAAGTGGCTGCAGCGATTTTTTTGTGTCATCTAGCGTGGCGCCAAACGCCCTGCCCAGCATGACACCGTTTAAAAGCATATCCACGGTTCACTCTCATTCAGAAAAGCCCCTTGTGGGACGGATCGGAGACGGCGGCTTACGCCGCTCCAGCTTGGTTTCCCCATCACAAACCGGGGATAAGACGAGGAAAAGGACGGGTGATAAGCAGGAGAAGAAGACAGATGGTGAGGGAGCAAAACGGCCAGCGTCCTTATCGCTGGCCGGGTTAGGGTGGATGGTGGACTCAGTAATCCTGTCAGTAATCAGTCTTCCTCACCGTTCTCACGTTTTATCTGTTCGCTGGCTTCATCCAGCCAGCGTTCAAAGTCGTCCAGCTCCAGCGCATCAATCTCACTCGGCTGAAAGCGAAACCACCTCGCCAGCAGGGCTTGGGCTTTCCACAGAAGCGCCGGCTGCGTTATCCAACCCAAGTAGCTGCTGAAATCGTTTTTGCAGCGCCATGTAGTCCTGTGCGTCCATCTCATCGATATCTTCCGGCACCAGACCGGTCATACGCGACAGCAGTGCGTCGTCCCAGTTGCTTGGGTCATCGCTGATTTTTTTCACCGCTTTGATGTCTTTGACTTTCAGACGCTTGAGCGAAATGGATTCCACGCGTTGACCGGCGGAGGTGGTGTAAGGGAATTGCAGAGAATAGGTTTCAGTGTGCATAACGGCTCCTTAGTAAATGTCGGGAGCAGTATCGCGTGCGGCGAGGAATAACGATTTTAAAGCGAATTAGGAAAAGAAAATGACAGGCATAAGAAAGGGGCCGAAGCCCCTTAAAGATTGATAATGAATATCAAATGATCATGAAATTAATTATGACTATTCGTAATCAGCCAACTCCGCTTCAACAAAAAATTGAACGACACAGTCACTCAATGGATAAGAGGTATCAGTCAAAAAAAATCCAGCAGCTTTCTGCTTCTCATTCAAAAATGAACCATCACGCTGATCCACCTTACCAGAGAGTAAACGAGCCGCAGATGATGAATCTGCACCAGAACGGCTACTATACGGCAGATTTATACCCGCCTTTTCTCCCGCATCTAAAATGTATTCATCGTCACTGCACGGAAATTGAAACTGCTTTTCAAAATCAATAATAGAATAGATAGCCATAATAACCTCACTGATTGATATAAACGCCCGCCCCACTGGCGGGCTTGGAAGATAAATTAACCGCCGATATTGGCGCGGTAGCTGTTCAGTTGATCCACGCCGCCCACCATGAAGATGTTGGACATATAATCCAGCTCCAGCAGGTCTTCACCGTTCATCACCTGCTTGATGTAGGTGCAGTTGAACGCGCTGCTAAAATCCGGGTTTTCGTGCTGTTTGAACGTGCCCAGCGGATTCTTTTTGAACATGATGGTCATGTACGTCACCAACGGCACTTCTTCGATACGACCTTGAGAGCCGTAGCGTTCCACGCTGGAGCGACACTGCAGCGCCAGCGACTGGTACGGATTCGCCGCCGCCAGCATCGCTTCGCGGTAGAAGGAGTTCCATTTGATCTCGCCTTCCAGCTTATCGAAGCCCGCAGGCAGTTCGATCTTGCCGACCATGCCCAGCGCCTTGTGCTCCTGCATAATCATGGAGACATCCGGCAGTTTGATTTCCTGCGCACGCCCCAGCAGGTTGGTGCCGTTGATGTAGATGTTGGCGTTGGTAATACGGTTTACTTCAATTTTCCCGGCCATCAGTTAGTGCCCTCCAGCGTTACCAGGTATTCCGAGGTGATCTCCGTCTCAAAGGTCAGACGCTCAAGCGGCGGCGGCGGAGTGAATTTGTAGTTAAGCAACAGGTGTCCTGCCGCCAGTTCGGTTTGCTCGTTACGCGCAGCATCGAACCAGCACTTGAAGCCCAGCAGTGCGCCGTCACCGATCAGCTTGCGGCCGTAGGCGTTGACGGATTCCACCAGCGCGTCGATCAGCGCCTGATTGATCGGCATGTCGATGTACTGCTGGCTGAAATAGCGAATGGATTCGTTAATCACATCGCCAGTACGACGCACGTTTTCGAAGTTCTTCATGTGCGTCACGGTTGGCCAGGCAGCGGTGCGATTGCCCCACAGGCGCAGGCCGGAACCATAGCTGTTGAAAATGGTGCTGATGCCCTGCTCGTTCAGCAGGTTCACTTCACTCTGCGGATCGTCGATCATCGCGGACAGCTGGCGCTCTACGCCGGTGATCCCTTTGATTTCCTGATTGGATGACGACCACCAGAAACCTTTCTCCAGATCGACTTTGGCACGCAGGCCAGCGGCACGCGCCGACAGCGGCTCCAGACGTTCGCTGTTGGTTTCCGCGTCGTACACTTTTACGTGCGGATAGCACAGACGAGCGCGTTCAGAGCTGGTGTTGAAGTTGATCGTGCCTTCCGGGCCACGACCGCTCAGCGCCTGCGCAAACGTGGTACCGATTGGCGCATCGATATAAGCAATCGCGCCCAGTTTGTCAGCCAGCGAGATCAGCTCGGTCGTTACGCTATTTTGCGTACAGAACACCGGCGAAATCAGAATCTTGGCAAAGAAGCCGTACAGGTTGTAGGTATCGTTCAGCAGCTTCATGCCGGTACGTTTGCCCGCGGCATTGATGCTGCCGATGATGTCGGCGGCGGTCACTTTCGTAACATCAGCAAAGTCATAAGACGCGCTAACTACGGCAGCAACATCAATATTTTTACCCAGATTTTTCAGGATGCCGGTTTGCGCATCCAGCGTGTAGTCCTGACCTTCGATAAACGGCTGACCGCCTTCTGCCGCCGTCAGCACCAGCTTGGCAACCACACGGTTTACCAGTTGTGCCGTGCCAGTCGCTTTGTCAAACGTGACTTTTTCTGCGCTCACAGACGATTTGTGTTTCGCCGGATCCAGCACGTTAATGACCAGAACCGTACCCGCACCATGATCGTAAATCGCATCCAGCGCCTGCGGGATGGTATAGCCGCCGAACTGGCTACCAAACTGCGCTGCGTCTTTTTCGGACAGGCACAGCGTAATGTCATTTACCGCACCCTGCGGCGCCGTACCAATCAGCCCAATCACCGCAGATTTGACGGTTTTCACCGGACGAGCACCGGTTTCAACTTCAATTGTTTCTACACCATGTAAATAATTAGCGGCCAAGGGTCACCTCCGTTGCGCTATCAGCCAGAACCTGATCCGCGACAGGCAGCAAATAGCCCAGCGCGACCAGCGTTTTCACGTACTCATGATCTGCCGGCAGTTCAGTCACCTGAGCGGGCCAAAGCAGAATTTCCTGACCATCTGCCAGCGTGACGCCGCTGGCGGGGCCGGTGTAGCGGTATTTCATGCGTCTTTCTCCTCATAATTAACCGTGGTAAGCAGCGGACCATCCGTCTGCTCGCGGTCTTCGATAAAAAGGGTTTCTGTGGTGCAATCGATGGCGTAATGCCAGCGTCCTTCGGTGTGACCAACGTAACGGTCACGTACTAGCCGAATACCGCGATGACAGTCACGCAGTCGGTATCCTCCCAGCGCCTGACGGACGGTATCGAGTGTGGCCAGTACGCCGTCTTCGCCATCCAGCTCCGGTAACAGCACGGCAACCATCAGCTGTGGCCGCTGCGTCTGAACCGGAGAATCCACATCTTCCGGTGCGGAAAATTCGGAACCGCGATACCCCACCAGCACATCGCCAGCAGTCAGAAGGTCTGGCCCGATCAGAATGTTTTCTGGACAGGACGCAATCCGCCGTGCCGGTAAGTGCTGCTGGAGGCGGGCTATCACCGCATCGATAATTGGTCTGGTATTCATATCCGTTCACCCGCTGTGTTGATGGCGCACTGTTTTGGTGGCACATCGTGTTGATGGCGCTAGTATCCGGATAAGGGTTGGCTGCGGCTTTTAATCTGTTTTAGAAAAAACAGCGACGTGATTTATTTGATAAAACACACCTAATAGACTGAAAAATAAAAATTCTTTCGATAAAAAAAACGCCAACACAATCGTGCTGGCGCAAAGGAAGATGACGAGACTGATAACGCGTGAAGACAGAAGTGAAGGCAATACAATGGGATTACCGATCCCAATATTTTTCTGGCCGGGCGATGCCAACCATACAGTCAACTGCATATTCCACGACATCCACACCAAGGCGGGTAAGGTTCGCCAGCCAGACGCCGCCCACCTCCTTGGTCAATACCGCCATCTTGCGATCGGCCAGATAATCCAGTGCATGACGCAGCTCCGGCTCTGAGGCGTCGGCATACAGCCGCTGCATTACAGCCAACAGAAACATTTCATTTGCGGTATAAGGACGTGTTTTATTTAATGCGATAAGCAAGTGCCAGCGCATCGATTCCTGTCGGATACACTGCGTATCAGCCATGATTGCCTCCCGAATACCGCTGCTGTACCAACTCCAGTTTGTTGTAAAGCGCATCCAGTTTGGCTTCGATGACCGTCTGACCACGGATGTAATCCTCACGTCGTACATAAACCAGCGGTAAATCGGCGCGGAATTCCAGAAACTCACGTTCCAGCCGCGTCCATCCCTGCTCGCTCTTCTGGCGAGCATTTTCCAGGGCGGCGAAACGCTCGTTCAGCCGCTTTTCAATCTGCGTGAGCAGAATCCGCCCAGCGGCAAACAGGAAGCTCATAAACGACAACAACAGGCCGACCAACGACCAGAATTCCACTTCAATCTTCACGTGTTACCTCCCCTGCCTGTTGTAACGTTTCGATGTAATCCAGCAACGCGTTAACCTGCGCACTCAGCGCCTGATAGCGCTCTCCGTTGTCGCTGATGTTGGCGAGAATGTCGCGTTGGGAGACGCCTGAAAGTTGTAATTCGGCGTCAGTGGTTGAGCTGGCACCGGACGCTGCGCCAGTGCGGCGGGTAGCGGCGGTAGTGTCTGAAGCACTGTTGGCGGACAGACCGAAAGCGGCGTTGTAGTGCTGCACGAAGCCACGAGTAAACACGCACTGCACAGGCTGAACTTTGCCTTTTTCGTCAATATATTGCTGAGTAACATGGTCAATTTTCCGTTGTAGCGCGGCGTTATCCGCCGACAGTTTTTGACGCGCTGCGACATAGCGCTGTTCGAGTTGATTCCCACGCTCTACCTGTTGCTGGTATTGCTCCGCCGCCACACGTAGTAGCTGGTTCTGGGTTTCGGCCTGCTGCTGCTGTAGCAAGTTGAATGCCGCCTGCTGTTTCGCCAGCGCAGCATCCCCCAGTGCTTGCGCCAGTTGATAACCCTGATTACGACCGGTCAGATAGACCACGAGTAACAACATCACGACAAGCAGGACCGCGACCACGCGTGGTGAAAGAAAGGATTTCAGACTATTGAGAAACAGACTATTCCACACAGCTCGCCCTCCCCCAGCTCAAATACCGTGGCGCCAGCTGATGCAAAATGCGGTCGGGATAATGGCGGTTTTCACGCCAGTTGGCGGCACTGCGCCCGGCATTGACGGTTTCCACATGATCGAACCAGCGGAGTATGTCCTTCTCGGCGATCTTCGCGCGCTGTTTATCACGCTGTAACCAGCCAAGCCCGCCGTTGTAGGACGACAAGGTCATCGCCATACGTTCGCAGTCGTTGCTGGCGCTGATTCGCGTCCACAGCCAGCGATCGTAGCCGGTCAGAGCACGAATAGCCCAAGCAGGATTAAACGGTTGATTAGCGCGAAGTTCAGGGACAATACCGCTAAACCAGTCGGCGGTGGTCGGCATAAACTGCGCCAGCCCCTGCGCACCGACGGGTGAAACGGCCCGAGGATTCCAACCGCTTTCCTGATGCAACTGCGCCGCAAAGTCTGCAATCGGGGCATTCATGCCCCAATCCAACCGTGCGCTGCGGATCACATCATTGCGATACGCCTGCGCAGCACGAGGGATCGTGTCGGCACAGACCGTCGGGCTAAAAAGCATCGGGCTAAAAAGCAGCGTGATGAGGAAGTGTCGCATATCACAGCCCCATCGCTACGCCGATGCAAACGGCTGACACAATCAGCGCACGTCGTAACATCGCGGCAGCAAATACGGTGTGGTGACCATCCCGAACTGGGAAACGTCCACGCGGTGCAGATTCATCACCTTGTTCGAGGAACAGACCGGGACGCGCTTTAGGAAACAGCGAGCGATCCAGCCAATAGCCTAATACCGCAGCGAGTGAGATAAGCGAGAGCTTATAGACGGTGACGGGAAGCTGTTGCGGTGAAATCAGCCCGATAACTGCAAAGAGAAAAGCGGATGTCACAATCCAGCCGGTAAGACGCGGTTTTTTGATTTTTTTCAC